AAGAATCCAAAGTTTTTCATATAACTATAGAAATTATCTATAAGAAAAGAATATACTCCCCAACAGTTGTTTTTGGGGAACTTTATTATCGTCTATTCTCCTCTTCCTTATTGAATTTCTCTCTTTGTTCCTTCTTTTGTACGATATTGATAAAAGAAGAACTAATGATACCGGTCGGAATGGCTACCATTGCCACACCTACCAGACAAATAATACAACCCAATAATTTCCCCAAAAAGGTAATGGGATAAATGTCACCATATCCGACTGTAGCAAATGTAATAATGGCCCACCAGATTCCGTCACCGATATTTTTAAAGACTTCAGGTTGTGCATTCCTTTCAATATAATACATCAAAATGGCGGAAAAGCAAATTGTAATGAAACTAGCTGTGTAGGCTGTTTCAAGTTCTTCTCTGACAGAAGCAAGAGCCATACCGATAATTCGGAAAGATCGCGAGTGCCGTATTAACTTAAAAATAATGAAGATATAGGGTAAAATAATGACATGAACGACTTCCGTATCCCAGTATGCATAGGTAAGAACACAAGGCAGTACTGCCACGAAGTCAACAAAACCATAAAAAGAGAATGTATATTTCAGACGTGCCTTTGCTGTTTTCATACCGGGATAGAGTGCCGGTGCAGATACGATACGGGCTGTGTATTCAATAAGAAAAATAAAAGAAGACACATAAGTAATGCCGAATAACAGTACTTTGTATGTGGCCATTTCTTCAAATGAACTTGCAATGACGGCTATAATTGAAATCAGAATGAAGAAAAGAACAAAATATTGAACAAATTTTCTTCTCAATAACTGTTGAATCAAAATATATAATTTCATTTTTGCAAAAAAAATTATTTATTCATGCTATCCGTGTGTTTTCCACACACGGATGCAATCACTTTGTTATTCAGACTCTTTTATTGGATGTTTTACTACAAACCTTCTCAATAATAAAAGCCGCTTTTTAGTTTTGTATTGCTAAAAACGATCCGCAATTATCTGACTAAAACACATAAGCAAGTGATAACTGCCAATATCTATTTTTGCTTTCGAATACATCACCATCAAAAATTTGATCTATGGCATCATGCTTATTGCCTCCTATATTATGCTTGGCAGACTGGGTTAATCCTATATTATAATAGCAACTTACCATTAAATGATTTACAATTTTCACTCCACCTCCCAAGTTCAATCCGACTTCAGTCGAACGCCATCCCATAGATGGAAGATCCTTATCTATAACATCCACAGCTATATGAGCAAGTTTGCGTCCCCAATTGTCCTTGTCTACCAAAAAAGAAAAGGAAGGACCGACTCCCAAAAACAAATCAAAATTATCTGATATTCCCATTTCCCATTTCAGTTCTATAGGAATATCAATACTTTGTGTTTTAATGTCAGCGCTACGTCTGTTAGAGGTATTTGTCAGTTTGATTCCACGCTCTACATACAGCAGAGAAAAGTCCAAAGCGATACCATGAAATCCTGTTTGATATTGCAACATAGGCCCTACTTGAAATCCTGTCAAACTCTCTTCCTTAAACTGGTCACGCATGCCACTAATATTTGCTTTGTTGCCAAGCACACCGGCTTTTACCCCAAAATGTAATCCCTGAGCCATACTATCAGTGATTCCCCAAAATACGAAAATCGTAAAAAAACAAATTAATTTTTTCATGATCATTTATTTAAGAAGTTGAATATGTTTCTATTATTTTGAAGATTGATGCACAGTAAGTTGTGGGAAAGGGAATCCGATTCCTTCTTTATTAAATGTCGTATAAACAATCTCATTAATATCATATAAAACATTCCAGTAATCAGCTGTTTTTACCCAAACACGGACAGTAATGTCAACGCTACTCGCACTTAATGAGCCTAAAACAATGATAGGGGCAGGAGTATCCAAAATACGTTTGTCCGCATAAATAATACGTTGCAATACGGTTCTGACCCTTTGTACATCCTCTCCATATTCTACTCCGAATACCCATTCAACACGGCGCATTTCCTGTTTGCTGTAATTAATCACAGCATTTCCACTGAGCATCCCGTTGGGAACGTATATCATCCGATTATCAAGAGTGGAAAGTATGGTATGGAAAATCTGTATCTCTTTTATTGTACCACTTACTCCAGGTCCATCTATATAATCGCCTACTTTAAACGGTTTAAAAACAAGTATAATCAAACCACCTGCGAAATTGGAAAGATTGCCGGAAAGTGCCATACCTACAGCCACACCGGCTGACGCCAAAAGTGCAGCAAAACTGGTCGTTTCCACTCCCAACTTGCTGATTATGGCAAAAGCAAGTACCATGTTCAATAAAATTTTCACTAAACTTTTCAAGAAAGTCTGTACACTGGTTTCTATCTTCCGTTTTTCAAGAACTTTGGCTATTAATACACTAATCTGCTTAATGATAAAACGACCGACTGAATATATCAGAATGGCGACAAATATATCCTTACCAGCGTCCATTCCAAAATCTACCAGTTTCTCCAGTGCTTGCTCAAGTTTGTTGCCTGAGGCTGCATTCAATAATAACAAATTCATATTTTTCGTTTAACAAATAAAAATTAATCAGCTTGTCACTGCCATATTGTAAATGTTCCAACACATCCTGACAATATAGTTTTGCCATGTTTCAATAAATCATCCGATATATTTTTACATTCCTAAATAGTCGGATATTTAAAGCCGCAAAGATATCATATATAATTGGTAAAAAACAAACTTATCATTCAAAAATGACTCCAAGTCATATGTAGAAGTCATTTCTTTAACAAGGTCATTCGTTCGGTGACCTTCACAGCAGAACATTTGCCTTATACCTGCCATTGATGTAGTGATGCGAAGTTAAAACGCTTTGAAGCAAATGCGGAATATTTCGGGCTATCATTGTCTGTTGGATACCGAAAGACATTTTTGTGAGCGGAATTAACAATACAAATACATGAGAAGGGAAACGCACTTATAAGACTGATTTTTCCAAAAAAGTTTGGCCGTTTCGGAAAAAGACATTTTTTTGTATATCAAAAAACGGTACAAAAATATAAATTGTAAAAGTTATGGCAGTCATTCAGATTATGTCAAGAGAGTTTCAAGAAAAGCAGGCCTCCATGTTTGCACTCATCGACAATGGAGAGCAGATAGTAATCAGACGCAGGAGAAAAGTCTCCTATATGCTGATCCCCATTTA